ACCTTAGCCATCAGATCGGTAGCCGTATTGTATGAATCGCCTTGCATATCGTTGAACTCTAGTATCCACCGCCGCCACGGCTATCAAAGCCCCCATCTCCCACAAAGGCAAGGCCCGAGACCAACAACATACCAAGGCAATCAATCGGATCCTTGGTCGCACCCTTCTGACCATCGCGTCCGGTATGTTCCGACAACGCATAGATCAGGTTCGTGCAGTCGTTCACAACGTACAATTGTGGCTCGTTGATCGACGTCAGTTCCTGCGTAGCATCGTAGGAGAGCTGCGAGTTGATCGCAGACGTCCGCTGGTCCACAGGCACTCCAGGAGCCGGTATGAAGGCCATGCCATCATCAGTCGGATCTTCAGATTCGGCCAACAGATCAATCAGCGTAGTGCCTCCAGCCTCCGATAAAGCTGGCGATCCACCCGCTTTCGGGTCGATCAACCGCATCACCGGCTCGCCATATCCCAGGTCGGCCTCAATCTGCCGAAACAGCTTCCGGTACTCCGAGATCGACCGCCCAGCCTCCAGCGTCTGAGCAGGCCCAGGCTTTCCGTCAGCCTTCTCCGAAGGCAGCACCCACTCGCCATAGTTGGAGAAGTCAGGGAACTCACTAACCACCACACGCTTTCCATCCTCATACACCAGCATCCACAAGGCGTACCAGTTACGCGCACCCGCTGGATCGCACACCATGTACAACGTCCCGCCAGCAGGCACAGAGGAAGCCGGTATGCAGTGGATCTCAGGCCGGAACCGCGCAAAGGCCTTCCCAATGTTGTCACTAGCCCACCCATAGGCCCGTGTCAGAATCTGTCCCATAGGAGAAGCCACTAGCTTCGACTTCATCTCATCGAACGGGTTATACGGATTGTCCTCCGAGAAGAAGAACACCGTGCGCCTATTGGTCTGATTCTGTACCATAGTGCGAGCAGCCTTTCCTATGGGCCAAGTCGGCAGTCCTTGTTTGCCTTTGAGCAACTCAGCGTCATGGAACTTGGTGATCGCAGACCCCGCGGTGAACTCCTTGTAGACACTGGCAACACCCTCCAGCGGCGTCTGTGTGATCAACAGCTTGCCCCTCCTTGTAATCAACCGATACCGCAGCGTCTCAACCCAGCTCTGTGGAACCAACTCGTCGCACCAGATCAAGTCAGCCTCACGCCCCTCAATCGTGTTCTCGGATTGCGTGTAGTTCAGGAAGTCGCACCGTGAGCCATTAGGCAGAATGAATGATCCATCGGTGAAACCATTCTTCCTGCTGTAGTTGAGATAGTGGATACGGCCTTTCTTGGTAGCTCGTAGTGCGACAGGTAGATAGTTGTAAATAGCTGGCTGCTGCACAGTGACACTAGTGGCATGGCTAGTGTGACAACACAGTACGCTGGCGTTCTCCTTCTCAATCAGTGTTTGCACAACACGCCTAGCAGCCCACAATGTCTTACCAGCACGGTTGCCACCAGAGATCAGTAGCTCCTGGGTAGCCGCATATTCGCCATTGGCCACCTCCCAGTGGTCCGGGATGTAGCCGTAGGTGTACGGATCAGCCTTCTCCAGTAGGACAAGCTGCGTGCGCTTCTGCTTCAGCTCTAGTGCACGAGGGTGCGAGGCGTCGACCTTGGGGATGACAGGGTGCTGCGGCTGTTCGTTCCACCAGGCCGTGTTGCACGCCTCGTTGCAGAAACGCTTCTGCTTAGGTCCGCTGTGCTGCTTGATGATTACCAGCGGAGTGCTGCAGGTCATGCAGCGCGGTGCGGAGGCGACGGCGGAGTGCTGTGAGTTCACGGCGGAGGTATGTGTTTTCTAGGGTGAGATCGATGTTGTCCTGGGTGGCGATGGTAAGGGCGGTGTGATAGAGGCTTTCCGGATATTTTTCGTTTGAGGAAACCCGTCGACTTTTAGGCGTTGCCGCAATCCTCCGACCCCCTCCCCCGGGGGGTGCCGCGGTGACTGCTGTTCGACCTGCCGTAACGGGGTAGGACACTGGCTTTTTCATGGTGTGCTGATGTGCGTTTGGCCCAATGTTTACGCGGGTTTGCTGCGTGTTTGCGTGACCAAGTGAATATAATACGTATTGTGCATCAATGCGTCGAAACAGGCCTAAACTCACGTGTTTCGATGGTTGCCGCGGTGGAGGGGTAGGACATTTGGCGCTACTACCTAAACCGCATCAGGCAGTTGTTCGTCGTTCACAGGGGTCACGTCGCGCTCCTTTAGGTCTTTCATGAGGTCGCGGTGGTTCACAGAAGCCGTCATGGCGAGGTGAATGCTGGTGGGCTGGCCCTTGATGACCGAAAGTTTATCTGTCAGCACGGCGACGGCGACCGGTAAACTCCTATCGTCGATCAAGTTAATAGAGGATTCAGCGAGCCTCCGTGTACCTTTCCAGATTGCAACCTCCAGAAAGCCGGTAACATCACGACGCCAGTCTTCCTCATTGTCGGGGTAATCCGATGGAACCTTGACGCCTCTGATCAGCTTGAAAGCGGTTGCCTGGCATACCCCAGCATCAGCAGCGATCTTTTCCAGCGGCTTGTTGTGTAATATGCCTTCCACAACAGCATCAGCGCTTTCTTGTGTTAGCTTACTATTGAAATGCTGGTTAGGATGATTGGACTTGATGTATCCAATCTCCTCTGCCGCTTTTAGAACCTTCTCTTTTACTCCTTCTGGAACCTTTCCTTTGCCAGATAGAACAAACTGGGCGTGATGATGATACACGCCAGCAGCAGTTGCTACATCGTGAAGGCTAGGCTTCTTTTTCTTCTCACCCGGCATAAGGCGCAAAGCTGTAGGGGAACTCTCCCCAATGGTTGAGTTGTTTCTTGGGCATCATGGAGTAGTGCGGCACATCGCACAGGCTCATCCTGAAGGCTGCAGCAAAGTCTTCCGAGAGGTACTCCAGTTGCCCCGGCATGGTGTCCACGGCGAACGGCATCCACAGCGTGGGGAACTCCTCGACGCGCACGTCCTTGCACCAGTCGATTCTGTAGGGGGGTGCTATGTCCACCCTCGCCAGCTTTTCTAACGTCTCTACGAGGCGTTTACGAGGGATTGCGAGGCATCCGCTGGCGAACATCTGAATCGGCACCAGTTCACTAGCCGACTCTGCATTGGCAGTTTGGAACTTCAGGGCCTGCAGGTGCTCTGCTTTGGGGCGTAGGGCTGGCCTAGGCGGCAGTGTGCGGCAGGGGTAGGGGATGCATACGGTTGCCTGGTGCTGATGGGCGAGCTCTGCCATACGCACGATGTCTGCCGCGGCAAACTCAACGTCATGGTCGATCTGCACCCAGACGTCCTTGCCGGAGTCGAGGAACCACTTGGTAGCTCGGCAACGGCTGCGGCTGATGAGAGCATCCTCACGAATGGCTCTGAGATCTGTCTGACGATCTGATCGTGCAAAGGTGGATGTCAGGTCTACCCAAGACATCAGGCAGGCTGCTGAGATGCCGCCGTAGGCATACAGGCTGACGTGGATGGAAGGCCTAGTGCCATCCTTGGTCTCTGGCTGCACTAACGACTTCGGCTTGGGTGCGTAGAGGAACGGATCGTTGATGGGTGGATTGGTTGGTGTGCTCATTTGGATTCTTGGGCGAGGCCTGCTGCTTCTCGTTCTCTGGCTAGGGTCAGTTCGTGGCCTTTGGAGATCATGTAAACGATGGAACCGCGGGGCACATTGCAAGCCTTGGCGGTGCCATCGAGGCTGAGGCCCATGTTGCGGAGCTGGTAGGCGCGAATCATGGATTCGGGGTGGTGCCTGACGGCTTGCTGGGCGTAGTCCTCGATGAGCATTGGGTCTGGCGAACCGTCTTCGAGGAACTTCTGGTTAGCCGGGTAGGATATCCAACCAGCTTTGACTGCTCGTGCGATTATCTGCGGCGCTTCAGATAATAGCCTGAGGTTGTCGTTGTGCGTTCTGCTCATATCAATAGCTCGGAGATGGGTCTGTGAAGCGGCAGTATTGGCCTTCGTACCACAGGTTGATCAGACCGCACTCGCCGTCACGTTGTTTGGCTATGGCTATCACGGCTTCTCCCTGTGGCTCGTTGCGATCCCTGTTGAGCAGTAGGACCAAGTCTGCGTCGCGTTCGATCTGGCCTGAGTCGGCCAGGTCGGTGAGTCTGGGTATGCGTCCCTTGTCCTTTTCGTTCTCACGATTCAACTGGGCGAGGGCCACGATAGCGGTTTTCGTGTCGGTGGCGATAGATTTCAGCTTACCGCTGACTTCTGCGATCTCGTAGGTCTTCTTCTCGGCTGCTCGTGAGCCATGGATTTTCTGCAGGTAGTCGATGATGACCAGCTTCACCTTCGACTTGCGTACAGCACGTCGAATGATTGCTGTGATCGAGGCAATGTTTGATACAGCAGAGCCGGATACGAACTCAATGGGGCTGTTGGCTATCTTAAATGAAGCAGTGCTCATAGCTTTCATACCACCTTGATCCAGTTCTCCTGTCTTGATGCTCTGCATAGGAACAGAGCCGACACTGGATACCATACGGCGTACAATAGACTCATCTGACATCTCTAGCGATATGAATAGTGTCGGAACCTTTGCTTGTATGCCTGCAGCATTGGCAATGGCTATTGCAATAGCTGTCTTACCGATGCTTGGTCTTGCCGCGATAATAGTGAGTTCTCCTAGTTGAAAACCATCGGTCTTTTGGTCGAGAGCCCAAAAGCCCGAGGTGATGCCCGAGAGCTGGCCTTTGCGTGCGAACCTTTCCTGCGTGGCGTCGATGAAGCGTCCGACTACGGACTTCGAGGATTGCACCTCGTCCTTGGAGACCTCAATGGCGAGCCCTGCTTCGGCATTAGAGACGATTTGATCGACGGTGAGGGTGGAGACAGCGGACTCACGCATCAAACGGTCCCCAGCGGCTCGTAGCTGGCGTCTGAGGTGAGCTTCAAGGACCGACTTGGTGAAGGCCGGGTAGTTTGCGGCTGATGGGCACAGCTCGTCGGCCTTGCTGAGGTCTTCGAAGGGAGCGGCAAGAGCTGGGTAGAACTTCTTCCACTCTGTAATGATTGTCTTATGTGTTACCTTGTCGCCTTTGTTTGTTATGCCTTTGGCAATCTCGTAGATGTTACGGAGGTTCTCGTTCTGTATTGCTTCACTTGGAACCTTTGCGAATACCTCGTAGCACACATCAGTACTACCACCGATACAACAGCCTACTAGGCCGTATTCGTCATCCTCTGCGTAGAATGGGTCGTTCATAGGTAGTTGCGCAGATCTTTGGCGTCAGTGGGTATTGGCAGGTTCTTGCCACTAACAGCAGGAAATGCATTCCTAGGAGGGAAAACTCCTTGGTAGTTGCTTGCGATTGAATGCATCACTGCTTCCGGGAATGTTTCAGCGGTGTATTCCTTGGCCCATGCTTGCAAGGCAGCCGAAAGGCCGATGCGCTTGTAGCCCTGCTTGCGTTCGGCTTTGTAAGCCAGCCAGGTTTCCACCGCGGCAAGGCACTCGTCGGTCTGGAACTTCTCGGGAAGTGTCAAGCCGTACTTGACAGTCCACGGTGACTTCGGAGTCGTAGTATCTTCTTTAGGAGTAGGAGATGGAGACGGAAAGCATACTTCTGGTACCGATTCGGCATATGCCTTGGCATCGTCTGGCATATCCTCTGGCAATGCGTTGGCATGGTTTTTCCACCTCAGATTGGCAATATCCCGCTGTTTTTCGCTTCTTTCCTTCTGTTTAGTCCGTTCCTTCTCCAATCGCTTGTTCCGGTAGTGGCCATCGTCTCCAGCTTCGAACTTGCTTTGGCATATGCTTTGGCAATGCGTTGGCATACCGAGGCACATCCGTTGGATGTCGAGCTCGGTGACGAAGCCTTTCGACCACTGCAGGCATAGCAGGCTGATGTAGGCGCCACGCTCCTCGTTGGTCATGGTCATTGTGCCTGCTAGGAAGTCGTCGGCATAAAACTGAAATGCCGGGGCTCTTCCTTTTTGTTTCTTCTCCTTGTTCATGTATCAAACAGAAAACCCCACCCAGACCGCGGTGAGAACTCCCGCACAAGCGACGGGACGTGACACGGTAAGGGTGGGGA